GGTCTTGAGATTTCTGCTCTTTGGAATCGTGCTTATAATTTAATTTGGAATGAATGGTTTCGTGATGAGAATCTTCAAGATTCTATTCAGGTTGATTTAGGTGATGGTCCTGATTCTGCTACTCTTTATTCGCCTTTACAGCGTCGTGGTAAGCGTTATGATTATTTTACGTCTTGTTTGCCCTTTCCTCAGAAAGGCCCTGCTGTTGAGCTTCCTTTAGGTTCTACTGCTCCTATTGTAACCAATGGTTCTACTCCTATTTTTAGACCTAGTGCTGGTTCTTTTTCTAATGGTGCTATGGTATATAACCAGCCTACTAATGCTTTTACTGTTTTGAATGCTACCGGTGCTCCGGCTGGTGTTGCTACTAGTGTTGCTTTTGGTTCTCAATCTGGTTTGATTGCTGATCTTTCTGCTGCTACTGCTGCTACTATTAATCAATTGCGTCAAGCGTTTCAGACTCAGAAGTTGTATGAACGCGATGCGCGTGGAGGTACTCGTTACACAGAGATTATTCGTTCTCATTTTGGAGTTATTTCTCCTGATGCTCGTTTACAGCGTCCCGAGTATTTAGGTGGAGGTTCTTCTCCTGTTATAGTTAATCCTATTGCTCAGACTTCTTCTACTGATGGTACATCTCCTCTTGGTAATCTTGCTGCTTATGGTACTGTTTCTACCCATAATCATGGGTTTGTTAAGTCATTTACTGAGCATTGTTTGATTATTGGTCTTGTTGCTGTTCGTGCTGATTTGAATTATCAGCAAGGTTTGAATCGCATGTTTAGTCGTCAGACTCGTTTTGATTTTTATTGGCCTGCTTTATCTCATATTGGTGAGCAAGCTGTTTTAAATAAGGAGATTTATGCTGTCGGAACTGGTGGTTCGTCTGATAATAATGTTTTTGGATATCAAGAGCGTTATGCAGAGTATCGATATAAGCCTTCTATTATTACTGGTCAGTTTCGTTCTAATTTTGCTCAGTCTTTAGATATTTGGCATTTGGCTCAGAATTTTCTTACTCTTCCTGTATTGAATGATGAGTTTATTATTGAGAATCCTCCTATTGATCGTGTTGTTGCTCTTGATGATGACTATCCAAATTTTCTTTTTGATAGTTGGTTTCAGTTGCATTGTGCTCGTCCTATGCCTGTTTACAGTGTTCCTGGTCTTGTTGATCATTTTTAAGGAGATTTTATGGGTTTTTCTGCTTTAGGTGATTTTGCTGCTGGTGCTATTGGTCCTATGATTGCTGGTGGTTTGAATTATTATGGTTCTCGTCAAGCTAATAGAGCTAATCGTGAAATGGCTCGTGAACAGATGGGTTTTCAGGAGCGTATGTCTTCTACTGCTTATCAACGTGCTGTTCATGATATGGAAGCTGCTGGTATTAACCCCATTCTTGCTTATCAGCAAGGTGGGGCTTCTTCTCCTGGTGGTGCTTCTATTCAGCAGCAGAATGAGATTGGTCCTGCTGTTAATTCTGCTCTTGATGCTCGTCAGAAAGCTGCTGAGGTTCAGAATATGAAGTCTGTTAATCGTAATCTTGAAGAACAGAATCGTAAGATTCGTGCTGAGACTGAATTGACTAAGATTATGGCTGATTCTCAGCGTTCTACTGCTAAGGCTTTAGCCTATCAATTACCTGGTATGGCTAATAAGGCTAATATTGATTCTAGTTCTCTTGGTCAGTCCCTTGATTGGATTGAGCGTGTTTCTCACGTGCTTACTCCGTTTATTAATGCTTTTAATCCTTTTAAGAAGTGAGGTTTTTATGGAATTTAAGAAGCCCTATGAGTCTAGAGATAGTTCTTGTTACGGTTTAAGTTTTTATGGAGAGAGTCGTACTAAGCAATGTTTTGCTGATGAGTGTGATATTAATAATATTTTGGCCAGATATAATCGTTCTGGTTTGATTGACCATGCTTCTACTTATGGTGGTCAATATGGTGATTTTGCTGAGGTCACTGATTATCATTCTTCTTTGAATCAGATTCGTGAAGCGAATGATATGTTTATGTCTTTGCCTGCTAAGGTGCGTTCTAAGTTTGAGAACGATCCTGGTGCTTTTTTAGATTTTGTTTTGAATGAAGACAATAAGTCTGAGATGGCTAATTTAGGTCTTTTAAGACCTGATTATGAGGCTCCAAAGATGGAGTCGGAAGTCCCACTTTAATGGGATCCGAAAGTCCGCACATTTACACTACTTGATGTAAATGTGCGGACTGACACCAAACCTGGTTTTTTGGGAGTTTTTTTGTGAAATTTTGTGGAGGTTGTATGAGACGTAGATCGAAGATGAGTCGTAAGAAGTCGAGGAAATTATTTTCGAAGACATCACAATATGTGAACGTGAAGAATATCCATCGAGCGCCGATGCGCGGTGGAATTCGTTTATAGCAAAAAGCCCTATCAGATTGTTTAATGGGACAACTTGATAGGGCTTAGTTTTTTATTAATGTGTGTTAATGAGGTTATTATATGCCATGCTATCATCCTTTGCAAGGATATTTTGTTCATTTAGCTAATGGAAAGCGTAAGGTTATATTTTCTAAGGCTTTTCAAGATTTATTTGAGCGCGGTGTTCCTACTGTGCATTTTGAGGATGCGGTAACTCTTCCTTGTGGTCGTTGTGTTGGGTGTCGTCTTGAGCGGAGCCGTCAGTGGGCTCTGCGTTGTGTTCATGAAGCTTCTCTTCATGTGGATAATTGTTTTATCACTCTTACTTATGATCCTCAGCATTTGCCTGATGATTATTCTTTGAATGTTAAGCATTTTCAGGATTTTATGAAGCGTTTGCGTAAGCGTTTTGGATCTGGTATTCGTTTTTTTCATTGTGGGGAGTATGGGGAGAAATTTCTTCGTCCCCATTATCATGCTGCTGTTTTTAATTTTGATTTTTCTGACAAGGTTCTTTTTAAGGTTGTAAATGGTTGTAATCTTTATACCTCTGCTGCTTTGTCGGAATTGTGGCCTTTTGGTTTTTCTACTGTGGGTACTCTTACTTTTGAGAGTGCTGCTTATGTTGCTAGATATGTGATGAAGAAGATTAATGGTCCTTCTGCTGATGAGCATTATTCTCGTATTCATCCTGTTACTGGTAAAGTTTTTAAGGTTAAGCCTGAGTATACTACTATGTCTCGTCGTCCTGGTATTGGACGTGGTTGGTATGATAAGTTTAAGTCTGATGTTTTTCCTTCTGATGAGTGTGTTGTTCGAGGTAAGGTATGTAAGCCTCCTCGTTTTTATGATAATATTTTGAGTTCTGACGATCCTGTGACTTTTGAGTTGATTAAGGAGCGTCGTTCTTTGCTTGCAGAAAAGAATGCATTTGATAATACTTGTGAGCGTCTTATGGTTCGCGAAAAGGTTAAGCTTTTGCAGCTTAAAAAGCTTGTTCGTGTACTTGAATCTGAAATTTAAAGGAGTTTTTTATTATGCAAATGAAGATTTATACTATTTATGATTCTAAGGCTGAAGCGTATCTTCAACCTTTTTTTATGCAGTCTAATGGTGCTGCTATTCGTGCTTTTACTGATCTTGCTAATGATCCTCAGCATGTTTTTGGTAAGCATCCTGAAGATTATACTTTATTTGATATAGGTGTGTATGATGAATCTACTGCAGCTATTGTTTCTAATGCTACTCCTATCTCTCTTGGTGTTGCAATTAATTATTTGAAGAATTCGTAGTGGTTGCTTTCTCCTGTTATCGCGGGGGGGCTGGGGGGACTTGTTCCCCCAGTTTAGGATTTGTTTAGTATTTTGTTTGATTAAATTTTTCTTTTCTATATTGTTTGATTGTTTATCGTTTACCCCCTTTAAGGAAATTTGGAGTGTTTTATGTTAAGAGGTCATGTTCCTTCTGTTACTGGTCAAGCCCAACATACTTTTTCGAGGTCGCCTCAAGCGAATATTCCTCGTTCAAAGTTTAATCGTTCTCATGGTTGTAAGACTACTTTTGATGCTGGTTATTTGATTCCTGTGTTTGTTGATGAAGCTCTTCCTGGTGATACGTTTTCTCTTAAGATGACGTCTTTTGCTCGTTTGGCTACGCCTATTACTCCTATTATGGATAATATGTTTCTTGATAGTTTTTTCTTTGCTGTTCCTTATCGTCTTGTTTGGGATAATTGGCAGAAGTTTAATGGTGAGCAGACGAATCCTGGTGATTCTACTGATTATCTTGTTCCTACCATTACTTCGCCTGCTGTGACTGGTTTTATTTCTGGTTCTACTTATGATTATTTTGGTGTTCCTACTGAAGTTCCTGGTCTTGAGATTTCTGCTCTTTGGAATCGTGCTTATAATTTAATTTGGAATGAATGGTTTCGTGATGAGAATCTTCAAGATTCTATTCAGGTTGATTTAGGTGATGGTCCTGATTCTGCTA